TGAGTAAGATTTAACATTTGGATGTTGTGTATAATCATTAAATCTTCCTCCTCCTGTAATTACATCATAATCTGGGGATTCTACATCTCCTATTGCATCGAGAAGTGCTTCCTGCATAGGGGCAAACTTAACTGACGGCTTTGAAGAAACAGCTGATGTAAATCCAAAGTCTCTTGAAAAATCTTCGAAAGATCCTTTTTTACCCTTTACTTCAGATAATTTATCAAAAGCTTTTAATTGTAAATCTTTATTGCTTGATATTTCATTTTTAAATGTGTCAAAATCTCCTTTAGAAGACAATCCAAGTGTCTCATATAATTTTAATAACAGTTCTTCATTCATCCTTGTATGTTTTATTCAAACCAATCTACTGTTGGCTTAGGTTTGTTCAATCCTTTTGCTGCTTCTACGGGGTCTACTAAATCTGCGGGCACTGCTGGTGATGGGGTTGGAGTTTTGGCGGATGGCAATTTATAAATCACAGTACTCCCGTCAATTAAATAAGTATCCCATTTCTTTTTATCTTCATCTTTCATTAAAGCCCGCGCATCATCGTCAAGAAACTTAGATTGAGATGGGAATTTAAATTGCTTGCCCATCTTTATAACTTCATCGTCTACTGTTGCTACATACCTATCCCCATCTTTGCCTGTGAAGAACATAGTGTTATCTTCGTCTATTATAATATTACTTTTAAAGTTTTCTTCTGTTGGGGCAACTTCTGCATAATCGCCGTTTGATTTTTTAATTTTTACAAGACCTACTCCACCTGTTCCATCTGCACTATTTACTTCTAAACCCAACTGCACTGCTTTTTCTTGTAACTTCTTTTGCCAATCTTCCCCACCTTCTGTCCAAATTACTTTTAACTGTGGATTAGTTGCATTATCTCCTAACATAGCTTTAGCAGCATCTTCTCTTGCTTTCATTTTTACGTCTTCTTTACTTCCTACTCCCGCCGCAGCTTTGGACTTCTCAAGTAAGATTTGTTTTTGTACTTCTGCTTGTATTCCTTCAGGCGTATCCCCATAACCAGGAATCATTTTTTCAACAACGTCCTGCTTAATTTCAGGGGCATATTGAGATGCCATTACCTTATCGTAGGCTAATATCTGCTCTGTTATAAATGCATTAGTTTCAGGAGAGTCTCTGTTGTTAGGGTTGAATCCTTTACTATCTAAGTAAGCCTTACCTTCGGGTGTACCAAAATATCGAGCCTTCATTGCTTCTACAAGATTGGCTGTATCTGGTTTTACTTTAATTGTAGTAGTTGTTTTAAAACCTGTTTTTGGATCTATTGTAACTGATTGTTTTTCGGAAGCCTTGTCGTAAGCAGGTTTTATAAAACTATCTAAAAATTTGGTTTCATCTCCTACTTGTAATTTTAATGACTTGAAGTAGTTTGCTTTTGAAATTAGATCGGTTACTTGTTTGTAGTCCATCTTACCTGATTGTAAAACTCCAAACACGCCGTCCATTACTTCTTTAGTTCCTATTCCATACCCGCCGCCTTGTGCGGTAGCTTCCTCTATTACTTTGTTTAAAGCTCCTGCGTATACTTTGTGTTCGTTTATACCCATTTCCTGATCTAAACTCATCAACTTAGCCATTGCTGTTGTTCCTGCATTTTTGTCTCTGTTCATAAATCCCCTGGTAGCATCGTTGAGATACTCTGACTTCTTTGCTTCGTAAGCTGAGAATACATCTTTGAAGGCAGGTGATATAGAAGCAATACCCCCCGCTGAGTCTACTGTGCTTTTTACACTTCCAACACCCTTGTATATATCTCCTAACAGGTCTAAATATTCCTTTCCTTCTTTGTAGTCCAGTTCTTTGTATTTGAAGGCAAGCTCTTCTCTTTTGAAGGCTAAGTCCCGCATCTTGTTGATTTGGTCTGTTATCCCTGTTGTGTTTATTTCAATAGGGGCGTTGGTTAAAGTTAAAGGATTTATGTTTATTCCTGGAAGTTGTGTAGTGTAGGGTTTAGGGCTACCTATTGCTATGTTTCCTCCTTGTTGGAAGTGTTGTATTCCTCGGGAATATATTCTGGTTTTGTTGTTCATTTCTTCTTCTTTATCTTTTATAGGTGTTCTTTTAGAACGCCGCGGGATTAGCACGGTCCACCTGTTTGCCTGTTAATCCACTGTCCTCCCAAGAACACACATCCTGTACTGAATTGGCCATTACTTAGTAATGGATTATATCCTGAAGAGTATGGACTATTACCAAACATATTTATACTTCCTGCTGGTGGGTTTGAAAGACCTGATAAGTTGTTTAATACATTTTGTTGTGGGGTTTGCGTGGATGTAGATGTGGTGTTAGAGTTGTTGAAGTGGTCGTAAGCCGCTGCTCCTATTGTCCCCACCGCACTTTGTCCCGCTTGGGTAAATGCACGAATTGCCTGTTGGTTAGATGCTGCCTGTCCAAGCCTTGCTGCAGATGCTGTATTAGCTCTGTTAGCTTCTATTCCTGCAAATGAATCAAACATCCCTTGTGTCTTATCTCCTACGTTACCTACTATTTGATTTCTATTTAATCTTGTTGCATTAACTGCAGCTGTTCTACTTGCATCGTTTTGTGCTAAGTTAGTCTGCATTAATCCTAACCAATTGTTGTAAGATGCTCTATCTTGTTCTCCTATTGACAATCTTGCATCGTTTGCTCCTTTTAACGCCGCCGCATAAGCTGCTTGCTGTGCTCCTAAACCCGCTTGCCAAGTAGGTGCATTTTGCATAAAATTAGGCATGTTGGCAAAACTCCTATTTGAAATAGCTTCTAATGTAGAAGATGGAGTTTGAGTACGCATTTGTCTTAAATAGGTAGGATCAGTATAATTTGCTGTTACTGTTGGGTCTTGATTTAAAGTTCCAAGAATACCTGCTAACGATCCCATTCCTATATTCTGCTTTTGAGTATCTGCACTTTTATTTGCAATACCTAATACATCAGCATAAGCCCTTGCTGCATCCTTTTTTTGAGCATTGGCTCCAATTGCACCAAATAGCCCCTGTAGTAATCCTGTGCCTAATCCTACTAATAGTCCTGCCTGTGCCTTGGGTAAAAACATTTCCCGCATTGGAACTCCTCCCCAAGTGCTTCCTCCATTTTTAAATGCTTGTGTCATTTCATCTTCGTTTTCTTGGTTGGTTAATCCTGAGTCTATTCCTTTTCTTAATTTATCAAGTTCTGATAGTTGGATAAGCCCTTCTAAATAAGGCACTCTGTGTATTTTGTTTTCGTTATTGGCCGCGAGCTCAAAAGGATTATTTGTTGAGTTTACAGGAAAAAATCTATCTACTCTTTTTGCTACATCTGCTGGCGCCATTGACTTTTTAGTCATCATACTCGCCAAGTTCTTTTCTGTTGGAGAATCTTGACTACCACCTATTCTGTAAGGCTTAACTCCTGTTTCAGTAATTATCTGTTCTGCTTCATCTTTGTTAATACGTACTTTTCCAAATGAAGATAAGATATAGGCTCCTTCAGGTGCAACATCTGTTACTTCGTCTTCGTCCATTTGATGATGCCTTTTTGTTGCCATCACTTTAGATAAATCACCTGTAGGAAGTACAATCATCTCTCCTTTCTCAGTTTGCACTGGAATTAGATTTTCTGTTGCGATGTATTCATTTTCAGGTAAGTCCATTAGCTTTCTGACTCCACCGTTGTAAGATGGAATATCTGTTGCTTTTGGGCCCATAGGTCCTTTAGTAGTTGCTCCTGATATAGGTTGTCTACTGAAACCAACTTCACTCTTGGGTCTAGACGGAACCCCATCTCTTATAAATCCGCCTAATCCAAATGAGTTTATTGGGGATAGTCTGAACGGGTTTATGTTTTTGGATAGGTTGATGGGGGATGTTATTTGACCTCCGTTTTTCTTTCCACTTGAGTACTTACCACCTTCATATATGTCTAAATCTTGGTATTCACTAATATCATCAACATCGTCAACATAGTACACACGCCCACCTACTTCAAATGATTTTAAGTCATTATCCATTGCGTAATCAATACCTTCTTCTATTGTTTTAAATCTATTGTTCATATCTTGTGTAACCTTTATATAGGTCTATTTTTTTGTTTTTTAACCGAAACATTTGTTTATAATCTAAACTGTTATCTCTACAATATCCCTTAATGTTTTCTATTTTTATAAGCTGCCCATTTTTCATTATATATGTTACAACTTTCCTGTGATTTTCTATACTTGTAGTCCAATGATATGTATGAAGGTGTTTATTTTTTGTTAACTTTACAAATGCTGAAAAATCATATTTATTTTCTTTACAAAATTCTACTAAATCCTCAATAAAAACTAACTCTCCCTCGGGGCTATAAAGACTTAAATTCACGTGAATCTTTGTTTCGGGTCTTTTCTTAAAGCTCTTAGTCTTAGCTCTGGGTTTTAGATCTCTTATTATAACCTTCCCAGTCCAATCTTCTTTCCTACAAATCCACCATTCCCCTTTGTAAGCTCTTGACTGTCCGTATACAACACCTTTTAAAAAACATATGTGTTTATCCCCTTTTTTGTATACTAACTCAGGTATGTTTTTTAAACACCAAGGCGTCAAGTTTTTTACATCTTCAAAAACTTTTCCTGTTTTTATGTTCACTATAACATACTCCTTTATATTTATCTCAAGCAGCTTTGCTCTTTGACTTTCAGTCATTGGTGCTGTTCCAGAAATGACCCCGCCTAAGCATAGGTTGTAATTATCATGAGATCTAACCCAATCTAAATTTACTATTTCTGCTTCTTTTAAAAATGCTTCTTCCCTATTATCAAATATATGTAGTATCTCCCTTTCAAAATTATGCATTCCGTATTTCTGAAAGGCTTCCTTTAACCCTCTCGGGGATTTAAATCTGTTTGGATTACACCCAGTTGTAACTCCGCACCCTATATAACCATCGTCTATTTTATTAGTTGAATGAACACCAACATAACATTTATTATTTACTATATTAATAGTTTTATAAACTATGTGATACTTCTTACTCATATGTTACCAGGTTCCAAATTTTTTATGATAGTATAGGGGGCTAAAAGGGTCATTAGCTTTTGCAGAGTCTCTGCATCCCATCCTATCCCAAAACCTTTCTTTCCTATCCTCGTCTTTGTGTTGACTAAAATCTTCCATACCATCTGCACCCCCATGTACAACCTTGTATTGATCCCCCTTCTTAGCGAGTACCATCCATTTTTTTCCGTCTCTATTAGATTCTTTCTTTTGACCAACTTTTGTAAACCCCATTTCTTTATATCTGTCAGGAATTCCTCCTTCTTCGTAATTACCTAATGGAATTTCTGTTACTGACTTAGCTCCTTTAAATTTGTGAAGTCCGCTGTTAGGTGGCATTAACTTTACATTCCCATTATCCGCAATTGCAAGTAAAGGTTGACTTACTCCATCCATTGTAATAGAGTTGGAGTTTATTGTTTGGAAAGGTAATTTAGCAAAAGGGCTTCCATCTTTATATCCTAATATTTGCTGTAGTTGATTTATTTGGCCGCCGCTTTGTTTCTTTTGAATTGGTAATCCTACATCTGCTCCCATACTTCTGTGTAAAGTATTTATTGAACCCCCATCCTTCGCAAAGAATCCTCTGAACTCCTGTCCTTTAGTTCCCTTAGTTAAATCTTGCGCGTCGAGTTTTAATCCTTGGTTGTAAGACTTCTCTGTCATCTTACCTAATTCATCCATTGCTGTTATGTTAGCGATAAGCGGTGCGTTTTTATTCAACAAATCTTGGTTGTTTTTATTCACAGACCCCTCCGCCATTTGGTAAGCTTGATATTTAGTCTTACTTAAAAAGTCATCATTATACCCATAATGTTTCAAGAATTCTTCATAGCTTTTTGGTTTAATTTGCCCGAAACCTGATGTAGATATTTGTTGCCCTACGTTCATTACGTTTTTGTACAAATCAGACCCGCCAAAAATTGATGATAAGTCAAAGATTGGTGTTCCTGTAGGTACTGCGTCGTAGTTTCCCATAAACCCTGAGAAAGGATTTGAATATATTGGTGGATTATCTACTGATCCACTGTTTTGGTATTTTTGTAACTTTTTAGCTGTTGGTTTCTTTTTCATTTACTTTATCTTTTATTGCACCGCGCGCTCGTATTTTGTTTTAAAGTCTATTAATCTCAGGCGTATTCCTTCTTCCTTACCATTATAAGTAAGTCTGTGAATTAAGTGGTCATCCATCATTCTCTTATTTATCCAAAGTGGATTAGACTTAACTTCACAATCGAAGATGCTTTGATTAATTTTTGGATAGTACTGACAGTCATTTATCAACACCATTGGTTTGTTTCCGCAATTTGGTATTCTCAAATCTTCTAAGTTGTTGAACATATATCTCCTACGCGCCATTGACATAGTAAGCTGTCCACCCACTTCTTCAACCCTATCTGATTCATCTGTAACAGTGTCCTTATTATCCCCTATAAGATTAAGCCTTAAACTACCTGTACCTTGTGTGAAATTCCAAGCTGCTATTTTATCAAAAGTCAAATCTAAACCGCGTATATTAAGTTTAGTATCTGTAGCTTCTGTATGCATTTCAGAATCTGTGTAAGTGAACCACTGATAATCATCAATATTAGCCACAAACTCTACTTCAAACGGAACTGTTTTTCCAAAGAATCTTTGGTAAGAATCTTTTACATTATGTTTGTAAATCTTACCGTCTGTAATAGAGAAGAGTTTATTTCTATCCCACGTATAAGACTGTGGAATGTAATCGTGAAAACTTCCCCACACACCGTTGCCTTTTCCTAACTGTGGATAATAAGATGCAGTAAATGATTCTCCCTGGCTTTGGGATTTCTTAGTTACAAGTAGTCTGTTGAATCTGTTGTCCCATCCCATTGAGTAGTAAGTTGAACCTTCATTCTTCTCGTCGTGGCAAGCTCCTAAGTTACAAAAGTCTAAGTTGTCCTTGAAGAAGTTATACATACCTTTGGCTGAAATTTCTTCTGGAGCTTTTCCATCAAATCTGTAAATTCTCTTTGCTTCGCGGTCTATGAAGAAATATCCAAACGGAGTTAAAATTGATGCATTAGGATCTTGTAATCCCATCATTCCTTCAGGCACTCCTTCGAACAGCGGAGATGGATCTGTAATATGTGCTGATCCCATTAACATAGCTAATCCTTTAGACGTAGGCATTGTTATTGCTTCAGTCTTTATTAAGAATATACCTTCTGTTGTATGAGCATAGAAGTTGCCGTTCCACTTAAATAATTTCCTAATCTTTCCTTTGTCGCCACCGATTTCATTATACGGAATTGATTGGAATGTTTTGTACATATCTAAATTACTACCTGACATCTGCTTGTTGGACATGTAGATTTCATTTGTAGTTTGTAAATCAGTACACGAATCGCAGACACAAGTGTTATATTGAAGGGGCATAGTCTTGTAATAATTCTCGTTTGTTATTACTTGATACTGTGCATTTATGTGGTGATAATTATCTTCGAAATTTGTAATGTGATTGTCAGGCTCTCCGCCTTCACTATCAATTTTACAATCCGAAATACCTACCATCTTATTCAAATAGTCTTCTCTTGTCAATACGTCCTTAGCTAATTTCCAATAAGCAATAAGTCCAGGTAAGATATAGAAATAAGATGTAATATCTGTTGGCAATTGCTTTGTAGAGAGTTCAAGAAATCCTAATGCAGGTAAAATAATCTCCATTATATTTCTGATGATTGCTTTTCTCATCAGCTGTGCTGGAGATGGTTGCTCAACTCTGTAGTAAAATCTGTTTGCAAATGATTCTTCCCAAGGAAGATCTCTTGCTACATAAGAGTCTAAGTGCATTCCTTTTAACTTAGGGTAATAAGCTAATCCTGCTTCTATTTGATTTCCTATTCCTGTTGCTCTTTTCCAAGGATTGTTTCTAGATTCAAGCCAAGTTACAATAACTGACTTTACTACTTTTGGATAATAGAAATCGTTTACGGGATCTGGGTTACCCCCTTGTACTGCTAATGCATTTTGGTCCAAAAATCCGCCCGCCCAATTTCTCGCATCAGACTTATCCCCTGATTTAGGGAAACGTGTTGGGTAAAAGTTGATATCTAAGTTCTGAAGCAATAGGTCATCTGCAGAGTCACAAACTGTTCTGTCTCTACCTGGGGTTCCAAATATTTCTCCTACTTTATCTGATACGTACCCTTTCTTTACAAATGAGTATGGTCCTATGTATACATCGCCGCAAAATCCTCTTGTATCACTTGTTCTACCGTTTGCCTTTACTCCTGTATCTATAAACTTCATTCCTGGTACTGAACCGTATTGGTCGTTTATTTCCCTTACTAACGACACATTCCAACCGTGCGCATTCCAAATAGGACATTCGTGGTCGAGTGTATCCATTTTGAAACTTGCATCTTCAGGTGCTCCTAATGAGCCACCTAAGCCAACAAATACAGATGATTCTCTGTACGCTGTTGTTACAGGGTCTGTTATTCCTGTAATAGAAAGACTTCTTGTGTTAGCTGGTACATAAGATATTCCACTCACTTCAAAATCTCCTCCTTGTGGTTGAAATAAGTTAGCGTTTAACATTTGTCTCGCCCCGCGCTGATCTATCCTGTTTCCTGCTAATCTGTCATTAGGCTTCTTTCCTTCTGCAAATAGTCCATACCTGTGTCCCATTGCGTTAACACGAGCATTTAATCTTAAAGATTTAGGAGAAAGTCCTACAGATACAAGACCTGTGTCAAGGCTGTACAAGTTATAAACATTACCTCCTGTTGAGCCCATATGAGATGCTCCGTTTAATACGTGAAAATCACACTTATCTTTTGAGCAAAGACCGTGACGTGGAAAGTAGTGAGTTTGGCCCCCTGAAGATCCTGTAAAAGTAGATGTAGCAAATAGATTAGCTTGTACTGTAGAGTTGATTTGATCTCTTTCTACCATTACTACTCTGTAAGGTTCGTTAGGACAAAGTGGCTTAGGAAACCAATCTTCGTCGTTTGATGGAAGTGGAACTCCTGTTACTTCAATTCCTAAGTGTCTTGGGTCCGCCATATAATAAGGATCGGACGCAGGACTGAATCGGTTAGGAACCCCTTTTCCAGTAGCTTGAACTATTGGAGAGTCTTTGCCTTCTGGTGTTCTGAACAGTTTTACAGGTTGATTTGCTTCACCCCCATATATTGGAAGCCCTTCGCAATCTTTAGTATTAGGATACTTGTATATTGTTGTTACTACTTTTGGTGCCCACCTACCTACTATCTCTATCTTTCCATCAAGGTCTGAGTCTCCTTTTAGGTTGTGGTATTCATCACCCCACGCTATTGTCTTTGCAGGTGCAGGTGGAAATTCTGCAGGTGGTGGTGGTGGTACAGGCTTAGATTGATTTGGTTGAGTTTCCCCGTCCACTTCATCACCTGTTATATTATCTACGTTATCTGCTCCTACTCCGTCACCACCTTGAGTGTTTGTGGGAGTTGATGAAGGCAGTGGTGTATCTGTATTATTTGTTTGTTCTGGATCTAATCCTGTTCCTGCTCCTGGTCCTTTTGTATCTACTGTAATAGTGGCCTTTTCTCTTTTTATTACTTCGGCCTTTTTTACGTACTCTATTAGATTTTTAGCAGCATCTATCCAATTACCTGAGCTTGGTTTGGAATTTCCTTCGTAACCCCAGGAAGTAATAGTATCCATTTGGTCTACTTCTGCATTCTCTAAGTCTGGTCCGTCGGCTGCTATAGCTTCTTCATCTTCCTTACATCCCGCGCAGTTATCTTCAAATCCTGGTACTACTGTTGCTGTTACATTACCTTCGTCGTCTGTTGTGCAACATACGGGCGGATGGCAATCGTTACATCTCGCAGAGTTTTCATAATCTGGAAGTACAGTGTCCCATGCATTAACTGCTTCTTCAGCACCTGTTTCTGTATTGGAAAGCTCTGATGGTGGTGTTTTCTGTGGACTACTTGAAGATAATCCTCCGTTACCGCATCCACCGCCGCAACATCCACCTGTACACCTTGTACCTGTTCTTGTATTTCCTTCTTCTCTTTTGTATTGTTCTTCTTTTCCTCCCGCGGCGGCTGGTGATGTAGTCGCATAAGACTCACTACCACCCGATCCCTTTGGAGACATTAAAAAGACAGGAGAATGTGTTCCGTCACAATACTTGTAAACAATGCCGAATAGGTAATTCTCGCCCCTTTGTAAGCTCTTTAGATTGTTCCTTTCTGCTGTTTTTGCACTTGTTTTGATTGTGATGAATTCTAACTTCGCACTTTCGAATACTCGACGCTGCATGTTAGGATTCTTCTCCTGTCTTATGTTGTAAAGATACAATCGACTGTCTTTCTGTGCAAGACTCCTGCCCCTAAAATACTTCTTGCCCTTAGTTATTATTTCTTCTAAGTCGATTGTTCTTCCTGTTTGTCCGTAATAGGTAAATGTAATACCATCTGTAGAGTAAGGTATCGCTGCAACTACTTCTGCATGACCTACTCCATTTATTACGGCTATGTTTGCTACATCGTATCTACAGTCTAAACCTGTTAGATTGAGATTAATTGATGCCCATGTTATTTCTCCTGGTTGATTTGAGTCAGATCCTATGTATATTGGTTGAGATACTTCTGACCAGTTTGTTGTGTTTCCTTCTTCATCTTCTAATTGGACTGCAAATTTATATACACCACCTTCTAATTTATGTCCGCCGCGTTCTGCTACGTTTGATGTGAACTTAGGTGTACAAACACAGTTGAATAGTTTAAAGTAGTCACAGTTGTATTCACATCCCGTTGGACCCCCGTCTTTAATAGCTGCTATGAGAGACTTCTTTCTTGTAGAAGACATTAACTCTGACAAGTTAATTCTGTAGTAAGTACAATTAGAACTAAAGTAGACAAAGATTTCGTCACAGGGTTGCATGAACTTGTATTCACCACTTATTAGCTCACATTCATGGAAATTCCACGAGCAGGAAAAATCTCCTGCACTCGCTACATGCATGTACTCTTCCTTATCGTGATCAAACACACCTATATTATCCCCTACACTAAAGATTACGCTAAAGTTATGAGCTTCCACAAAGAAGTGGCCCACAACTGCAGCACCTACTGCGGCTGAAAACTCATTAGACTCTTCATTAGAAATTGTAATTCCTATAGACTCTCTGTCTGAAAGAACAGCGTTTTTTGCAAGTCTGTATGTATCTCTTGGTTGTATTGACTCTGGAAAGTCTAAAGTCATACCCCCGTTGAAGGTATTGACAATAATATTAGATTTCTCTGCCATAGTTATTTTCTTCTACTGTGTATAACAGTGTTAGTTCGAGATGTATTTCTTAATCTTTTTACCCACACATCTGAAAGGAAGGCTCTGAATTCTTGTGTGTTTGGAGTGTCGAGAACACTCTTAGCTCTTCCTATTGCTACTTCTGATTCCATTTTAAATGTTTCGTGGAAGTATTTGAATTTGTTCATCGCCGCCGCGTCTGAAACCTGAATCATCTTAACTAAAAAATGTTTAGAAAGAATTCCTTTCTTAACAGCTTCTAATGTGTTAACTTCATCTAATATGTAAACGTCTCCGTTTTCATCTGTTTGTTGTCCAAAGTAAGATATAAGTATTTCTGTTTCTGGCGGTGCGTCTGTAAGTAACATGCCATCTTCTAAAGAAAAACTATACTTGCATCCTATACAATCCATATCACAACCTACTTCGAAATACTTTAACCTGTGATAAGAATTTCCTTTGTATCCCATCAAAGTAAATTTGTCAGTAAACCAAGACCTATTTCTAAGTATATCGTCATTTGAGTTTCTTACAACTGCCATTGAGTGCCTGTGATATAACTCTGGATGCTGTAAAGAATAAATATAATCCACGTCTACTTCAATCCTCGGAGCATCACAAGTACAATCTTGTTTGTGACAAACATCACACTTCATTTCTATTTTAATCTCGCAGTCGTCGTAAGTCTTCTGCACCCACTCCTTAACTTGATCTCTTGTTGTACAATCGTGCTTGTGTGCTTTTATACGATAAGATACTTGATCTAGTTTTTTAAAATCTGCAGGCAGGTCCACTTTCCCAAGTCTGTTTGTTTCCAACAAAACTATTTTGTGTATTAACTGCTCTGGAGTGTACATTTCTGCCCACAGATCTGTTGCCCACCTTTTCAATAGACTCATGTTACGCTCTTCTGCGTCCATTCCAACGTCTGAGAAGGCTTCATCTATAACTATGTCAAGTGGAACCTTTTTATATCTTAAAGCCATTTATGTGTAGTTTTGTAGTTTTTATCGCCACGCCTTACTCTAAGTCATCATCTTCGTCGTCTTCGATGTCTGGCTCTTTGTAGTTTGGGTCTTCCAAATCTTTGTTTCTTTTTTCAATGTACTCGTCGAGAGTAGGTAATTTTTTGGACGGCTTTTTGTACTCCGATCCAATCTTCCTAACCCTTCTTCTTAACTCTTCGTTAGGAGCATATCCTATTAAGTCTTTCATTAGCGGGTCTTCGTTTGCTTGCAAAATTCTTGCTTCTTTTAAATTCTTAAATCTGGCTGATGGATAAAATAGTCTTACATCCATGTTCTTAAACTTGGCGAAGTCTTTATCCCAGAAAATAGAATAGGAGTAATCCCACGCCTTAACAGCTAATCTATCACTGCTAAACGCAAACTTACTTCTGCACTTGTACTTAACCTTGTTTAATCTAATTGAGCCCAATTTGTAGGGCATATGAAATATGTAACCTTGAGTGATTACTTTTTCTAATATCATATAAAGGAACTTGAAGACAACTTGTGCGAATAAATTCCGTGGAGGAACTTCGTCTAACTTGCCTTCTTTTTTCTTCTTCATTCTGTACATGTGGTACATCGAAGGGTTTGTCCTAACTACGTATGAATCTTTTTGGAAACGTTTTTGTTTTTTCCTTGGGGATACGCGCCATTTCTTTTTTAACTCCTGAATTCTTGACTTTTCTCTTTCTCTCTCTTCACTATTCATCTTTATCTTTTATTTTGTCCTGGGTAGCTCTGTTGTTGTATCTACAGGAGATTCGTTGTTGAGTACTTTTAATTTCGCCGCCGCTCTTGCTCTTAACATTACATCCCACGCTCCTTTCTTAATTACATCTACATAATTCTGCGCTGTGTGAAAAGATACGTCCATTGGATTGCAAATAGCTGTTTTATCGTACTTGCAAAATGCTGCAGCTTCTATTGGATCTTCAAATATAGCGGTAAGTGTTATGTTTTTGATAAACTCATCGTTATAAATGTATAAATATACTTTATCTTTTACTGTGCGGAGTGAATAGAATTTATCTGTTTTTGATGACTTTAATCTGCCGCCGACCTTTTCTCTTACTCTATCCCACCTTACATAAGAATACATATCTCCTAACTGAGTAGAAATAGATTGAATAGAAATAAAATCTGGAATGTCACAAGTTGACTTAAGCCACACACATCCTGATGCAGGAATGAACGGACACTCTACTCTGTCTACTTCTTCAAGTTCTATGCAACTAAGTGTTTGAAAGTGTTCTTCAGATAATCTTTCTCCTCTGTCTGTGGCAATACGAAGTACTACAGTACGACTTGTTCTGAGTGTGTTGTAAATAGCAAGTTCAGAAGATAAAGTGTCGTCACTTGTGTCTCCCGTCATTGATTCAACAAATTGTCTGTATTCGTATATAGCGTCTCTAACTGTCATTTTCTTTTAATATATCGTATATTCTGCATTGTATATGCACCTGTTGAAAGACCTTTTTTGCTGGAGTACCCAACCCCGCAGCAGCGAAGTAATGACTCTACAAGATTTTTATTTAATTTTATTGCTGTGTAATTCCAACCATCAGATATCTTCATCTTCTTTTTAAATATTCTAAATCCTTTTTATAACTCCAAAGCCTTTCATCATAACCAATTTCTATATGGTTGTCTACGTAACATTTTAAAAATGCAGTTGCTTCCTTTCTTGCAACTCTCATATATCTACCACTTGTAGGATTTCTTACTGTCATCGCAGAGTCTATTTTCTTTTAATATGTTCAAATATAAATAGGGATGGTCTTAACTTTGCCTTATAATAAAATATATCATGTGCAGGAATTTCACAATACAATCTTGAATAAGATGAAAAGATAAAGTCTCTGATATGTGATGTGACATACGAAGCCCTATTTGGTGTGTGTATTGTCATCTTCTTTTGATATGTTCACTAATTATATTAGATTCAAAACGAACATTAGTATATCCGTGAGAAAAACTAACACTGCACTTTGATGAAATAGCCACACTACTTCTTAGTAAAACTAATGTCAAATAGTGTTTGTGAGTTAGTCTCATAAGTAAAAATGTCTACCTTCAATTATCTCAGGCCCATCTGTATCAAATATCTCCCACTCTATTCCTTTGTACCCCGATCCTTTTGAATAATTGTATTCTATAAAATCCGTCCCACCCATCATAGACATTATTCTTTTATATCTGAATCTCTTTGAGTACTCTGTCTTTGTTTGGTGTAGGTCACCTGTATAAAGAGTAATAAAATTCTTTTCCTGGTTGAATGGAATATGCTTGTTAAGACCGTGATAGTTTATATAATTCTCTATCCACGTTTCGTTGTCCTTGCCTAATATCCAAGGTAAACCTTGTTTTTGGAACTCTTGATCCTTGCCATGCGAAATCACTGCGACATGCTTTCCAGAGATAACATGGTAGATAAAAGTTTTAGATACTATTGTTTCTATATCTGGGTATTTGGCGTTTAAAAATATTTCAACTGCTCTTGCCGCTGTATATTCAAAACCCCCGCCGTGATTAGAATTAGTTGATGCAATAAATCTTATTTTTTCTGCAAAACCTTCCTGCACCAACGTATGAAAGAAATCTATGTGAGATTTAACGTATAGATCAAATTGTTCCTGATTACTTAAATCTTGGATTAACTTATGGCCGCCACGGGTTGTGTATCCGTTAAACCCGTCTAATCCGTCCCCGTTTGAGATAATGTTAAGATATTTAAATGTCCCAAACTTTTGGTGCCCCTTCTCTATAACGTCCATCCACGACTTTACCCGCTCTAAATAGACATCTTTGTTGTACTGTTCCCCGAACAGGGAGTCCTTAATTGTCGCCCCTACGTGTGCATCTGAAACAAGAAGATTGAATCCCCAATTGGTAGGCTTATTCTGCGGCAACAAATATATTTTGGTAGGCTCGTACAGCGTTACTATGTTTTGGAAAGCTTCTACTGATTTGTCGTAGAAATCTTTTGCTGCGTCTGCGTCTCTGTTCTTCTCTACTGATTTAAGCCAAATTACATCTCCAGCTTTGTTTTGCTGTTGAAACATTTTAGTAACTGCAAATCCTTCAGGAGCATCGTCGAGTACTGCGGAGCCTTTCTCTAAAGCTAATGCTCTTGTTACATTTTCTTTCCAACTTTCTTCTATTGGAACACCACCTGTCCAAAAACTTTGACTTTGGGGTTTAAATGCTTTTCTGAAGGCTTTCCATACACTTCTACAATTTTCTCCATATTCTGCAGAGCCAAATGTCTCTAAACTGTATGTCTTCCATTCTTTTTTAGTACCATTCTGTATTAGATCAGATACAATACTTTTTAACAACTTCTCCTTATCCATTCAACTTGTTTTGATTTTTCTTCTTCTCTTTATCTTTTATGTATGGGTGTTACTCTTTCTGGCCGCGGGATTTCTTTTTATTAAACTTATATCAAGTCCGATTGGACACGGTTTATAAGACCCAGTATAATAAAATTTATACGCCCAGCAAGAGTATTTTGACACCCAAATAAGAGAACCGCTCCTTATATCCAAACTATTTTCTTTTAATTTGAGTGCAATCATATCTTTCAGTAAACTTGTCATATCTGTACAAACTGAAATCAATACTATCTGCCCAAACATAATTTTTAGAAATCATTACAGACGGGCTAAGGGATATTCTCATACTATTTCCTTCTAATTATATTGATATCATATTTAGCTGATATACCATTATTGTATTTATCATATCTATACAAACTATAGTCAATAGTATATGACCATGAATATTCTTTAGAAAGCATTACCGTTGGATTAAATGTTATCAACATGGTCTTCTTTTAATATATGGGAGAAATTCTATAGGTGTAACTTCAGTACAAAAACCCTGATTGTTAAGCTTTTTATATCCCGCAAAAAACGACCGTCCAAGAACAACTAAGTAATTATTTCTTATTATCACATTCTTCTTATTTCATTCATCAATTCAGTAATATCTTTGTTGAAACTTACTTTATAATCTTCTTCGTTGGTATAATAATCAATACCAGCACCTACCCAATATAATTTGTGTGTTTCCCATAATCCTACGTAAAGAGACTCATCATCTACTCCAGACCCTAAATTAATACCTTCAGCAATACTAAATTGTATACCTACCTGCATATTCCTTACAAATTATATGCAAATATACGACAATAAAACGAGACTACCAAATCCTGAGACATGTTTAACAAAACATTAACATCTTCCTGCTTATTATTACCTATATATATTACTATACAAATACCTAAGAAATACTTACAAGCGGAATGTTAAAGAGCGAGCCTCCTACACTATTACAAGACAGTTAGGACAAAACACATTTTTAACCCATCGTTCTCTTTAAATAAGTAAGTTCTTCAAGCATTTTTTTGTTGAAGTCTTCTTGTGTAGTTACTGCTTTTGCTTCTGTAATTTGATTTGTAAAACTTACAACTCCAGTCATATCCTCTGCCTTCAATAGTTTATTCCCTGTAACAACAAAATCCCCGTCCGCAGTTTTACCCCGAACAGAAATATCTATGTACATTGGAAATTCACTTGGTGGTGCAGAAATAGTAGCTATACTTTTAGATGTGTTCGCAACTACTTGCCTTGCCCCATTTAAGATAACGGAAGTTTTTCTAATCTCTGCATCTTTAGGTAAAGACTTAAGAAGTTCTGTAATGTCGTAAGAGACATCTATTGAAGTGCTTTTTAGCTCTGTTTTTACATCTACTGCTGATGGTTCAAAATTAAGGCTTTTTACGAGAGATTTTCCTACAGTGGTAGTAATGTCCGCTGCAGAGGAGATCGTGCGTCCTGAGTCGGAAGCAGCACTAAATATGGCATTTTCTAAGTAAGTTACAACAGCTTGGTTGAACTCTTCTTGTGTTAGGCCGCTTTTTATTCCTAACTTATCACTCTTTACTCTTGTTGTTTTTAACTCGTCTTCGAAATACATTTTTATTTCTTTATCTTTTTTGAAAAAGGCCGCCCCGATTTTTAGGCCGAGGCGGCTATTTGTTGCAAAGCTTACGGGAGTAATATTAAGTCAAATGGACTACAAGATACTTCGTACAAAGCTTGGTTACCTTGGTTTGGAACTCCACCACATCTCTCATCGTTATAAGGAGTGTATGTGATATTAAGTTCTGTATCTGCTAATTGTGCTTGTGGTATCTTAATCAAGATTACTTTATCTATTCCGTTATCTGTTCCTCTAATCGCACTCACTCCTGCTAATATAGTAGGGAAGAATGTTGCATCGTTTGCTGTAGGTGCAGAGACAAGAGTTGTACAGTTTGTTCCTGTAACAGTTCTTAATCCTGCAATACTTGCTCCAACTGCTACTCCTGTTTGACCTGCATCAGCGTTAACTAAATCTAAATCAAATGATTGGTAAGCGTTTGTTGGAGAATTATTAATATTGTACAACCCAGTTGCTGTACTTGTACCAACTTGGTATGTATCAACGTATGTTACTGTGTTGTCAGAGTTTTTAACTGCAATTCTGTCTGGATATCCTCCTGGCTGGAATCTGATGTAAACATCGTCATTAGGAACTTTTATTGTTCTTGTGCCAGATACAATTACAGGTGCAGTTAGGATATTGTTACAAACATTGCCTGTATCGCAGATACAACTACATCTTGTGTAAGGTACAGTTGTGTTAGCAATACAGCCGTTTGCATCTGTAACAGTGATTAGTAATGAGTCAGACGCTCCTTGTGGAACCGCTGCAGTTGGAATTGTAATTATATTACTTCCTGGTACTGCTGTACTTGCAACATTTATGTATGTTCCAAATATTTCATATGTTTTGGCTCCGTTACCACCTGTAGCTGCAATCGTAATATCTGAGCAAAGCCCTGAACTTGGTGAGCCAAACAATATAGCTGGTGTACAAGCTTGCTCTACATCGAAGGTTAGGCTGATAACTTCGCAACATCCTACCGCACTACACACTGTAACAGTGGCTTGATAAGTACCTGGAGTATTGAATATCTTCGGTGTAGATGTATTTGTTGTCCCTGCAACATCTCCACTCCACACGTAAGAGAAATACCCTGCTTGTGTACTAAATGATATAGGAACTCCTGTGAGAACTGGTAACTGTACACTTGGAGTGATTGTTGAACCTATTGGAGGTTGAACCGCCGTAAAGGATACAGGAGCACTAAAGTATTCACATCCATTTGTTGGATTGATAGCTTTAAGTCTTGCAGATTTCACTTCTCCTATACTTGTACTGATAACAGTTGTTGGAGCTGGTGAAAGTGGTACAGGTGGGAAGAATGTTGGTACATTCAAATCTATATAATCTGGACCTGACATTTGTTGGAATACGTAGAACCATGTTCCGTCTATTCCTAATGTATCCCCGTTGAACTGAATGGTTGTATTTCCTTGTCCACAAGTATCTCCTGTGCTTGTAATAAACAACTCTCCTGTAGGACAAGCGCAATTTCCTAATACAAGATTTTGTGTTGTATTACAAGCTCCGTTAGTTACTACGATATCTACGTCTGTTAAACCTGTGATACTTGATCTTATGTATATTCCTGATGCTGGTGGTGTTTCTACCGCCGCAACACCTTCCACTGTAACCCCTGTTGCACCTGTTGTTGTGACAGTAACTGTATTTGTGTTGTCGTTAGCACAACTTGAGACTGCATTGCTGATAACAGGATTAGCAAGTGCTGTTACTGAAATCTGCGGAGTTGTTGTTGTGTTACAAGTATCTGATACACCTGTTATTCTAATAATTCCACTTGTTGAGTTTGGAACATAGGAACCGTTGTATGTAGTTTCTGAAGACTGCAGTGTTGCAGGTAGAGACCCCGATCCGTTAGAAGATAAAGAATAAGTAGCTCCCGCTCCGTTATCTCTTATTCTAAATGGGATAGGTTGTCCTACACAGTAGCTACCTGGTTGTGTTTCAATGATTGGAGTTAATGCCTGACCACCTGTTGCAAGTACTTCTACTTCTGTAAACTGTGGACAGTATGCACTTGCAGGGTCACTTGTTAAAGTAACAGTGTAGTTACCTGGTGCTGTCAAGTTTGTTACATTGTAAACTCCTGAGTTTGAAATTACAGGGTTTGCTATAATAAGTCCGTTAGGTCCTGTTACTGTGAAAGCTGTTCCCGAAAGAGCAGTAATCGTGAGTGTAGCAGTTTGTCCTGGGCATATAGTAGATGGAACTAATATAACGTCTGGGTTATTTACTTCTATTACTGTTGCGGGTACAGACACTGTAGTTTCCCCCTGAGTTGCAGTTAAGATATAATCTCCTGCAGCTAAGTTAGAAAATACTCCTGTAGTGTTCTCTATAGGTTGTGGAAGATTTCCTCCTTCTAACCCGTAATTAATAGTTTGAGTTGTATCAAATCCTTCTGTTACTGCTGTAATAGCTGCTCCTATTCCATTATCACAGTTAAGTGTAGATACACCTGGATTAGGGGTTGGAGTAACTGATGGTTGACAATTCTGAATTCTTATATCTTTACTACAACCGTTAGAGAAGAACACTCTCATTACTACAGACATCAAAGTAACTACTATTTGGCTACTTGGTAAATAAGTAACGTAAGACGGTTGATTTGAGATATCTGAAGGAGAGTTGTTCAATCCTATGTTGAAGTTACTAAGAGTTGTAGACCCGTTTAAGTTCCTATAAAACTCTATCTTTTTTATTTTAACCGCGCCGCTTGGTTGTGGGACTGTTACTTTTACAGATTGGACTCCGTTAGCAGGATTAGATACCCCACAATCTCTTGTGTAAGTAACGTTAACATCTGCTGCTTCAGGTACGGTTAAGTCTTTAGGACACTCGAAAGGAGTAAGTAAACCGCCTTGGTAAGATTGGAATATTACTGCACTTACAATACTTTCATCGTCTGGTTGATCGTATGTGAAAGTAATTGTCTTAGTGTTTGTGTCGAATGGAATAAGAATATTTCTTTCCGCGCCGTTCTTAAGAGTTAATCTTACGTAGTAGTTAGTTTGGGAGTTTATCGGTGCAAAAGAGTCAATCTTACCGTTAACATTACAAACATTAAATGGTTGAATTATTAACTTCTTATTACAGTTTGAAAACTCGTAGTCAAACTCTGGTAAACAACAGAACAATACTTTATTCTTATTAGCTACCGTAGCACAACCACAGTCTACTTTTACTTGGTAGTTGTAGTTATTCCACAATTCTTCTGGTTCTGTAAATTTAGAGATAGTGTCTTTCCAAACGCTTCCTGACTTAACACCGTATGCTTTTCTGAACCAACCGCTTTGGTCGTAAACTTTATTGTTTACATAAGCAGTAGTTTTGAAATCTGTGATTCCTTTACTCCAAATAAACAAAGGTCTCTTTGTAGAAACATTATCTACTACTTCCTGAGTCTGTGCAGTTTGAGCATACACTAAAGTGTTTCTACCACAAGTATTGAGTAAGTCAGGAGTAGTTCTAAAGTTTAATTCGTAAGTTGCTATAAGAGCGTCGTCGTAATTAACACAATCGTTGTTTACAATTTCTATGTTCTTTGCAAAAACTTCAACTTTGACAAGTGTACCTTTGGTAACTGTTTGGCCAAGCTCTGTAGCTGTATAAGTTCTTTTATAGTGAGTTCCCTGAGAAACCACAATATTTCCTGTAACCGCATTTCCGCTGATAGCTTTGTCGGCCACAGGAGTAACAGCTATAGAACTTATAATATTGTTGTTTACATCGTAGTGAGTTACTACAGTTTGTATATTACCTGAAACAAATTCGTTGTCTCCTATTGCTAAACTACCGAAGTCTGAATATAAAACAGTACCTTTGTACAATTTAACTTCAAGACCTAAGTTAGTTACTGTATTAGCAATAACAGGGTTAGGAGTACAAATGTCTTTGTTGATTGTTTCAAATCTGATAGGGTCACACTTACAACCTTTAGCAGTAAGTTCAGCTATTAGCTTACAGTCATTGTCATTACTACCACACTCTTGTTTAATTTCAAGTTTGTCCTTACATCCGTCGTTAGGTGGTCCACCTTCGCAATTACCGTTTGTACACTGACAGTTGTAGTAACTATCACAACCACCTTCTCCTGCAGTACAAGGGAAGTTAGCACAGTTTACACAAGTTCCGTTGTAGCAAGTACATCCTGGTTCTGTACAAGGTGTAAATCCGTCACAAGGCTGTCCACAGTTATCTACAGGAACACAAGCCACCCCGCTACACTTACAACCCAATGCTGCAACACAAGCTGGATAAATACTAAGTCCTGTTGGATTTGCACAATCGAGCAAATAACAAGGAGTACAAACACCGTTTAAACATCCACAACCTTCGCCGCAGTCTGCTCCGTTAGTACAGTTTGTATTGGTACAAGGCCAGTATACACATTCTCCGTCTACACATTTGTATCCTTCTGGGCAAACAAGTGGTACACAGTTTCCTGATACACATATTTCACAAAGTCCACAATCTGAATCTTCGTCGCAAGATGGTGTAACAATACATAGTCCTGTGAAAGGATCTCTGATATATCCTGGAGGGCATTTACAAACACCGTTGTCACATCTCTCTCCTGTAGGACATACTATATCTTCCCAATGGCCCGCAACACAAATCTTACAGCCGCTGACTGTACCTGTGATACACTGAACACACTGCCCTGTATTAGGGTCTTTGATAGGGGATGAAGGAGGACACTGACAACCGTCTGGTGTACAAATCATTCCCATTGCAATTTGCGCAGGGGTACAAGTGTCTACTATAAATCCATCCACGCATTTTTGACATGCTTCGAGTAACGTTACATCGTTACACAAACATTTCTTGAAATACTGTGGGGGACAGTTTAAACACTCGTCTTCGCATTTTATATATCCTTCTACGCAAGCGTTAGGATTGGTGCCTGGTTTAATTTCGAATGTAATCTCTCCATCTTTAATTTCACAGGGATATAAAAAGTCTTCACCTTGTATGAACTCTATTTGCGGGTTCTTACAGGTCTTACCATTTAAGGTCGCAGTTACTTTTATTGTAAACTTTGCCATCGTTATTTTGTTAATATTTTTTGTATTGTTAATGCTGATAAGTTGTAGTCTTTCAAATATTTTTCTACGAATGCTTTGGGATTGCTGTAGAATTGTTTTGTTTCATCTGTCTCGGCGGGGACTCCTGAGAAAGATAAAGAATTAAATCGGTACTCCTGCAGCAATCCGAGTATAAATAATTCTCCGTTTTTAGTTTGTAAATCTAACCCCGCATCTATAAGAAGTTGAATTAAATCGTAAGTCATTCCAAGTTCTTTACACAAAATATATGTTTTTAATTCTATGTTGCACTCTGGATTATTTTCTATCAGTAAGTTCCACTCTATTTTACACTGCTCTTTTGTAACATCAAACTGAAATCCCATATCACAGGCATGTTTGATAATTGACAGAGCTATAATAAAATCACAAAACAGTTGGTTCTTAGTAATCTCAAAAGCAATGTTACATTTTATATCTTCTACTGAAAGTTCTGCTTCTATTTCACAATCCGTCTCTGTTACATCTACTTCGGCATCTATTTCGCAATCTGTCTCCGTAACATCTACAGTTGAAGTAATATCACAATTCTCTTCCTCCTGCTTGTCTAAGGTTACGTCTATGGCACAATCTTCCTGTTTGGTAATTGTTATTGACAATTTGAATAGGGCACAGAGTGCTGTCGAGTACATCTCCCAATCTTCCCTCGAAGCGCATAACAAGTTTTGTTTTACCCAATTTTCGTCTGTCAGGATTTGGACATTCGTTGCAGCAGTTTCGCATTTTTCAAATCTTTCTATTAGTTCAAATAAAGCTCTTAATTCTTTTGTACAAAGGCATTTGACTTTATACTTATATCTTTTTATTTCTCTTTTTATTGTGTTTCGCGCCGCTTTTACCCTATCTATTGTGTCTTCTGCTGCTATATCGCATTTATATCCGTAGTGAAGTTTGTTGAGTAAAGTGTCGTAGTTACACGTAAGTCTTTTTTCGGCGATAAATAAATACTTGTAAGAATTTACCACCGCCCAATTCCAATCTTCTATCGGCCACTTACCTTCGCAACAAGGCCTGGGACATCGGTGTGTACAACAGGGTTCTGCACTATTTTTACAATCATGTGGTCCGTTGTAGAATACATCGCTGTGACAATACGAATGATCGTGGTGGTGATCGTAATAATAGTCGTTGAAATGTGTTGTAGAAGTAGTACAGCCTGTTGACACGCCTTTTAGTTTAGGGTTGTTAATCTTGTCTTGGGGGTTGATTTGCTTGAGTTTTATCTACTCCGCAGTTGCAGGAACCTTGTCCTGGTTTAGTACTTGTTTTCATCGTTTAGAGTTTATCTTTTGTTTATTTTAGAATTAAATATAAGTGCAAGAAGTTTTATTTTTATGTTCCCCACGAAGCATCATGCGAAAATAGGATTCTGACATAGATAGATTTAAACTTGTATATGCATCAAGAGCTGATATGTAAAAAATACCAGTCTCTAAATTTAGAACCATTTTATTATTTGCACGATAACCATCAGCAAGCATCTTTTTTAAAGTTAGTTTGTATTTCTCTATAGCTTCAGGTTTATTTCTTATACCTTTCTGAGCAATACTCATCCTAACTTTAGCTTCATCTGAATGTTTTCTACCTTTTACCGATAATCTTATTTTTTCTTTAGCTTCGTCTGTGTGGTGCCAACCCCTTCGAGCCCTTTGTGTCTCTCTACTTTTATCAGATACAACATGCCTTGATGTGCCATCTCCACCATCTGTTAAATTTGCTAAAGGCCCAAGACCTAAATTTCGTCGCCCATATAATGCTATAAATTCTATTTCTTTTTCTTTTGCAATTTCTGGTGTTATATTATCCATTATTATAGACACCTTATATCCCACTTTTTCTACTATATTTTTCCATAGTTTATTTCTGCCCTTTGATGTGTGCGCTCGCGCATGTTTGCAATCCTCCTTTAGACTTATACCTATGTAAAAAATTTCATCATTATCTAATCTCTTGTGTTCATACAAATATGCCATATTATTCTATTTTAACACTACCGCCACTACTATTCCACCAACTATAAAATAAGAGTATTTGTATATATTCTTCCATAACTCCGCTTTTTTTCTTTTTTTATTTTCGGCAAAAATTTGATCTTCTGCTGTCAGTAGTAATACCTTGTAGTTATTGATAATATCATTAGATAAAAACACTTTCTCTCTCATTATATCATCCATCTCTTTGTACTTAGATATCTCCATTGAGTAAAGAGAATCTCTTACTTGTAGTTTTTTTATTGTTAAATCTTTGGTTTGACCGCTTAACTCAAGTAAGTCTATTTCTTTTTCTAATACTTCTCTATTGTTTTTACACCTTTCTATACTCTGTCTTATTTTAAGTACTTGGTTGTACGTTACTGTCCAAGTAGTATCTGTACTGTTGTATATTTGACTATTGATAGTAAAAGGTAAAATAAAGAGTAATATTATGAGTAGTTGTTTCATATATTATGGGTAGGAGTTTATGGGTATACTTCTATTTTTACTACAGCTCTTTCTAATACATTATCGTCTTTATTAATGAGACCATCAACTGTAGTTATAATATCAAAAGAATCATTACTAACAAGACTTCCATGAAATAAAGCAGCCCCATCATTATTAAGGCTATACCCAAGAGTTAGATATACTGCGGTTTTATTTTCTGTGAATAGGTTTGTTCCAGTACAAGTATAATAACCAACATCTAGGTAACTCCACACAGGAACACCACCCAACGTATTTTTTAAAACAGTAGCAACTGGAGCATTTGTTCCAGTTTGTGTAAGTAATGCTACATATACTTTTGGTTCT